CTGCCGTGCAGTTCTGCTATAGCAGCGTAACTGTTGCTGCATACTGTCTGCCCGTCAATAAACTAAATATCTGCGGGGGGCTGATAGAATAAAAATATTCTATTGGCAGATGAGACTGCCATCCCTATCCGCTAAGGCATCTGTCCTACGGAGTGCTTCTAGCGTGTCAAAGCCACGCTCGGACAGACGAATCGGTACGCCATCCTTGCTGCGTGTCAAAGCCACGCGGACGCAAGGTGTGCGCCCTTAAGCAGTCACTAGATGTGACCATTCTGTGGCGCGTTCCGCGCAAGGGAATCATATCGGGATTCTCAAATAGTCAATTGTGCCAATGATAACGATTTGGCAAACAATACCTGCCAAATGGTTATAATTGTCAGTTTTGACTATTCATTGCCGTAGTTCTATAGTCTATGGTTCTATGAGAATCACGCCCTCACGTTCGGCTGTCTCAGGCACTAGTCGCAAAAAACGCTCCTGACCTGAGCCAAAGCGCCTCTCTCAATCGGGCTACCGATTTGGTTCCCTTGAAATTGCAACAATGCGGTTTCAAGACAAAGCAAAGGACAAAAACAAATGACCGAATACACAACTCAAGGCATCAGCGTGACCACTCAATGCTTCGACTGCATGCAACTTGATGACGTATGTGACAACTGCTTAGAACTACGTGAAGCACGTGATAGCGCAGTAGCCCACGAAATCGTGGACGAAGGCAACCTGCAGTACAAGCGTCAATGGTTGCTAGTCACAGAGCCAAGTGGACATGACTGGACTGACCGAGATGGTGAGTTCAAGCACTCCACCGTGGCACTACAGGACGGCGGAGTGTATGAAGAACTGTGGGAGTTGGAAGATGAACGCCAACGGGCACGTGAGGTTCAGTGTCCATGGTGCAACATCCTAACCCCTAAGTTATTCAACGACTGCCAGGCATGTGACCGTACACTAGAAGGGAATGTCCGATGAAACCAGACGAAATCGCACTGCATGTATTCAACTGCAAATACGATTACACAGACGAGTGCACAAACTGTACACTCATACAATAAATAGTTACAGGTAGCCCTCTCACCTTCGGGAGGGCTACCTTCCACAAACAAAACTATAAACTAAACAAGGAGAAAATCAGATGGAAAATACAGTCACACTAACAGGTAAAATCAAGAACGTACGTAGTTTCACTGGTTCAAAAGGGACAATGGTGACAGGTTGGTTTGACCAACGTGAGGTCTCTGCATTCAGCAATGGTGAAGCAGACCGACAGGTGTACGTATGTGGTATCAACGTGGTTGCGCTAGATGACTCAACTGTAGGTGAAATCCTCGGAGTCACACGTGCAGGTACTGAGCAGTCTGAACTCGTTACCATCAAGGGTCGCTTGGTCACTCGCTTTGACCGCCGTCAGGACGTGGCTGAGACAGCACGCCGTGCGCCACAACTGCAGTTGGAAGTGTTTGAGGTTTCAAAGAACTAAAAGATGGGGGAGGTAGGTGGCTAAGACAGCACTCATCTCTCCCTTTTTTTATTGTGCGGTGGCGATAGGGGTAATCAGTGGTAAACTACAAGTTATTACAGTCCATTACAACAAACTAAGGAGAATCAAATGACACTATCATACGGTGACCTAGTTGCTATAACTATAGCGTTAGGTGCAAGTATTATCATGATGTTTATACTAACGTTTGCTAACATACACCTGCTACAAGAAAATAGATTTCTCAAGCAAAGACTACGAGCATGGCGTAAGTCATGCGAGAACCATACGGAGGTACCGTTCTAATGGGATATGAACCACCACTAGAAGATGACACTGCGCTAGGTAAAGATGGAGACTGCGAGTATTGCGGTAACTTTGTAATAGAATGCACCTGTAACAGCGAGCCTGACCGTATGTACGGGAGCGAAGACTAGGAGATAGTCATGAACAAGATAAGAAAATGGATTGCTATTGGTGGCACTATGATGCTGACATTAACAAGTCTTATTGGTTTGCCACTAAAGTATTACTCGCAACATGTCAATGACTTATGTTATAACGAACAGAAACTGCCTAAGATATGGACACCATACGCAGCCAAGATGTATGCTTTGTCATACATGAAGATGTGGTACCCCGATTGGGGTAGAGGCGAACACAAAGCACTGATGAAACTATGGGGTAAAGAATCAGCATGGAAATATGATGCAGATAACCCCAAGTCAACAGCCTATGGCATAGCACAAGTATTAAACACCAAGCCTGGTACCCCAGCCCCGCAACAAGTTGCGCAGGGGCTGGAGTATATCGTTCATCGGTATGACAAGCCATCAATTGCGTGGTCACACTGGAGGAAACATGGCTGGTACTAATTACATAGTACAAGTAGAGATAGAAGTAGAAGCAGATAACGATGATGCTGCACTCTTCTGGGTGCAGGATGCAGTAAATATGTACGGGGCAAACATGTCTATACATAGATGGATAGACACACGACTAAACAAGGGAGAATCAAATGACTAGAGGAATCACGGTTAAACTACCAACACATAAAGTAGTAACTGCATTAGAAGCGAAGTTAATAATAGTCAAGAAAAACTATAGTAATCAAGAAGCATATGAAACCAAATATCAAAAAACATATGCTGCATATCAAAAAGAACTAACAGATTTTGCTATTGCTAATGTTAAAAAAGCATTTAATTTTAGAACAAACTACCGTGCATGGAATAGTCAACTCAATATTGACTATGATATTACAGTTGATGAAAAAGATTTACCTGTATGTCCCGAACGGGAATGGGAAAATATGTCATCACATACATACAAAGAAACAGTAGAAGACATTAGTAATGCTCTATCAATTCTACGTATGACAGATGAACTAACAGTTAATGCTTCAACAATGAAGCAGATAGCAAAGTATCTCTAACAAGGAGGAACGATGACAGTAACTAAAAATAAATCAGCATGGGTACGTGGTGGCACAGCAGTAGAGGCTACCTCTGCTGCTAGTGCAGCCACACAAGCAGGACTTAACTGGACTGTACGCACAGCACCATTGTTAGCAGAGGCAACGCCTTTAACTATAGATACTGATGGTGTAACACCAGCCACCTACATAGATGTAAACAAGAAGCAGGCTATTATCCGTGAGGATAACAGTACAGTCATTGGTATTGTAGGTAACAAGTATAAAATGGTACAGAACATGGAAGTATTCAATGCATTAGATATACTGGTAGACTCAGGTGATGCACGCTATACCGCAGCAGGTGAGTTCAATGGTGGCTCTAACATCTGGATGCTACTTGAATTACCGCAAGGTGTAGAGGTAGCCAATGACCCACATGCTGCATTCCTATTGGTTAAGACATCACATGATGGCTCATCATCAGTAGTAATCAAGCCAGTCATTGAGCGTTTGTTCTGCGCTAATCAGGTTAACGGTTTGATTAGTAACACAGGTAGAAAATACAATGAGTACACATACCGCATGACACACACAACTAATCAAGAGTTATCTATCGCAGACATCCGCAACATTACTAACCTAACATACACTGCTATAGCAGACTATCAATTAGTTGCTAACAATTTGTTACGCAAACCAATGACACGACAAGAAGCAGTTAACTTCTTTAAGAAAGTATGGCCTCTACCTACTACAGTAGAAGATAAGCCATACGACTTACTCACCAGAGGTGAGCGTAAGCAACAGACTATTGCTAAAGATTCCCGTGCTAAAGCATGGTCTATCTATAGCGAATCAGAAACACAAGAGAACATCAGAGGCACAGCCTTTGGTGCATGGCATGCAGTAGTAGAACATGCTGACCACTATGCGACAGGTGGCGCGAGTCGCCTTGCCGCCGCCACCTTGAGTGGACGCAATGACAAGATAAAGACCAAGGCTTTATCTCTGCTAGTATAGGTTTACCTATCGAGGGTAAAGCGCATCAGAACTGTATGGTTTCCGTTCATTTCCTATACAGTTGCTGCCTTTCACTGGGTTGTCCCGCCAGTGGCGCACACGGGGCACACACAAACAACGAGAGGAACACATGAACACAATCACAATCATGTCAACAGTTGAGGGTACACCTAATGTAACCTATACTGAAGGCGAAGTACTACGCTACATTGAGAAAGCAAAAGGTATAGATGAACTCAACGACTTACTCAACAAGCAATACCAAACTATCCGTAGTATTAAAGAGAACGTCCGTGACTTCTTTAGTGAAGTTGAATGGGAAGACGGTGAACAAACAGTCACTAAGTCTGACGTCAATGAGTTACTCGAACGCATTGGCTCACACAAACTTACATCAAGATACGGTGGTACATTCACAATCACTGGTACTTTCCAAGTAGAAGCAGAAGATGCAGATGAAGCAGAGTCTATGTTCGTAGACAATGTAGATGTATCCTTCAATGATGGTGATTACACCATTGACCAAACAGAAGTCAATGATGTAGAAGAGGACTACTAATGAGTAAAGAACTAGAAGATAAACTAAAATATGCTTCTGAATCAGCACAAATAGTGTTAGATAAAATGTTAGAAGACATAGAAGAAGATAACTAATGGCAGAGTACGTACCTTATAGACCATACAAAGGTACGGCTGGATGGTCAGGTACTGATACATCTAAGGCTCGTGCTGTAGATAATATTGCATCTGGTCGGGAAGAAAACCACCAAGTGTTAGCGTTGAAGTATTTAAAAAGTCAAGGTGTTAATGGTGCTACTTGGAAAGAGTTAGCAGTGGTAACAGGTTGGCATCATGGTACTACTAGTGGTACGTTATCAGTACTGCATCAGTCAGGTGCTATTGTGCGTGCAGTAAAAGCACGCAATAGATGCAAGATATATGTGCATCAAGATTACAAAGACAATGTCATGCATGAAGTGTACAAGAAACGAGAAAAACTTTGCCCTCATTGTGGCAATGACATCAATGCGTGACACCTGGCATGCTATGATGTGTGGGTTAGGAGTGGTGGGGTTTCGGTTCTCTCCTTGTTCCCACCCTCCTGACCTATGAACAAGGGAGAGTTATGTCAGAAGTAGAAATACCAAGAGATAGATACGGTAGACCTATGGTTGTACCACCTAAAGGTGGTAAACCTGTGCCGTATACACGAACTACTACAATTGCAGGTTCATTAGATGATGGCACTGCATTAGTAGCATGGAAGTTACGCATGGCTGCAGCAGGATTAACACTGCGTCCTGACCTACTGTTGGCTGCAAGTGCAGCGAGAGACAACAAGTTAGAGATGGATAAGTTAGTTGAAGATGCTATGACTGCAGCAGGTGCAACAGCGCAGGCTACTATAGGTACAGCCATACATACACTGACAGAGAAACACGATAGAGGTGAAGACCTTGGCGTGATACCAGAAGATTATGTTGCAGACATACAAGCATACGCTGATGCAACTAAACACTTTAAGAATGTATTTATTGAACAGTTCTGTGTGTTAGATAAGTACAAGATTGCTGGCACACCTGACCGCATAGTTGAGTACAAGGGTGAGTTGTTTATCTCTGACTTAAAGACTGGTAGTATTTCCTACCCAAATAAAATTGCTATGCAGTTAGCCGTGTATGCGCACGGCCTGCCGTATAACCCCGCTACGGCAGGCCGTAGTAGTTGGGGTGGTGTCAACCAAGATAAAGGAATCATTGTCCATCTACCAGCAGGCAGTGGTAAATGTGAACTACATTTCGTTGACATCAAACAAGGTTGGAAAGGTATAGAGTTAGCAATGAAAGTCCGTGCCTTTCGAGACACAAAGAAATCCCTAGTAACATCTATTCAAGGAGAATAAATGGCAAGCACCGAATCACCAATCAGTATCACAGTCAAATCAGTAGCAGGTTCTCTTGTTACATTACGTGCTGACACAGCAGAAGAACTAGACCAACGTGTTGCGTTGTCTATTGCTTCTCTTGCAGCAGCAACACAAGAACTAGAAGCAGCCATCCGCAATGTGCTTGCAGTTAATGCAGCAGTACCACCCAATCCACAGGTAGCAACAATTGCTACGTCATTTGGTGGAACAGTAGTAGATTCATTTGATGCACCATCTATAGGTGCAGGCTCACGCAATTGTCCTCACGGTACAATGACACGCATCCATGGACTAACAGGTAAGTTCGGTCCATACAAAGGTTACTTCTGCCCTGCCAAGCAGGGTGACATGACTAAGTGTACTACTCAGTACATCAAACAGAATCAAGCAGAGTGGAATAGTTTCCAAGCCGACCAAACAAAGGCATAAATGAAAACATTACGCCGTAGTATTGGCAAGCCTGAGGTAGGTGGGGAGCCGTTAGCCCCACCATTTCAGGCGTTTCAACGTGAAGGTATTATCTTTCGCCGTGCTGAAGTATCAATAATTGCTGGTACACCAGGCGCAGGTAAGTCATCTATTGCATTACATATTGCAGCAAGACTAAAACAACCGACATTATATTTCTCTGCTGATACTAATGCACATACTATGGCAATGCGTTTGCTTGCTATGAAAGCAAAAATAAGTCAAGCACATGCAGAACACATGCTAAAAACACAGCCTAAGAAAGCAGAAGAACTCTTGCGAGAGTTCTCCAATTTATACTGGTCATTCGAACCAAGCCCTACCCTTAATGATTTAGATGCAGAAGTATCTGCATTTGAAACTATGTGGGGTAGAAGTCCAACGCTTATCGTAGTAGATAACCTTATGGACATAGCAACAGATGGCGGAGAAGAGTTTGCTGCTATGCGACAGGTTATGAAAGAACTCAAGTATCTTGCAAGAGATACCAATGCATGTGTACTAGTGTTACACCATACTAAAGAAGGTGCTCAAGGTTTTCCGTGCCAGCCACGCTCAGCGTTGCAAGGTATGGTAAGTCAAGTACCTGCTATGGTATTAACAGTAGGACAGATGATGCAAGGACAAGACGCATACCTATGCGTAGCCCCTGTTAAAAACCGTTACGGTAAAGCAGACTTTACTGGTAACACATATGTATCCTTATCATTTGACCCAGCCTCTATGTATTTAGAGGATGTAGTCAGAGACTATAGACAAGTGGAGATGAAAGTATGACAACATATACTATTATTGCACAAGTAGACCAACAATGGTTTGATATTCTTGGACAGATTACACGCCATCAAGATGGCTTTGTATGGGAAACAGTGGAGGAATTAACTAATGCCTAAATATAGAGTGACATACTCACAGTATAAAGTAAAAGTTATTCGTGCTTCTTCGGTAACAATAGCAGAAGAACGTGCAAAGAAAGCAGAAACAGGACGTTGGGAACTAACGGAAGTTAGAGACGAACCTAACGAATGAGTAGCGCAGCCAAAGCGAAAGGCTCAGGAGCAGAGCGAGATGTAGTTAAGTATCTCAAGCAATGGTTCCCTTATGTAGACAGACGTTTGGCTGGTGCAACATTAGATAAAGGTGACATCAGTGGTATACCTGGTGTTACTATAGAGATTAAAAACCATGCCAAGATGGACTTGGCGGGTTGGACAGAAGAGTTGATAGTCGAGATGGCTAACGACAAAGCATGGACAGGCGTGGTGTGGCACAAACGGAAGGGTAGGGGAAACCCCGAAGATTGGTACTGCACCATGCCTGGCTATGTATATGTAGATTTATTAAGGAGAGCCTTAAATGATAAATGAAATACTTAATGAACTAAAAGAACAAATGGAATGGCATGAATTATTAGCAACACACGAAGATGATATAGTCAAACAAGATGAGCATACAATAGCAGCAATGTCATACAACAGAGCAATGCAAGTTATAAGAAAACATGCAACAGAAACCCAGCATTGAAGAGTATCTCCATTACATAGGCGCCACCGTGCCTGCTATGGGCAGCGGTTGGCGCAAGATGAAGTGTCCGTTTCATTCTGATTCACATGCAAGTGCAGCAGTTAACTTTGACAAGAACGCTTTCATATGCCACGGATGTGGAGTGAAAGGCGATACCTTTTCTCTTATCATGTACAAAGAAGGTGGTGATTACCGTGAGG